GTAAGTGGTCTAAAATAGTGGACGCTATGAATTTACCGAGGGCTGTGTTAGCCTCATGGGACTTCTCGGCCCCGTTGAGGCAGGGCGTGGTATTGTTTGCTGGTCACCCGATTAAAGGGCTGAGGAGGAAAATAAAAAAAGATGCCCAAAAAGGCTGAAGAAGCACTGAAAAGAACTGCCCGTAAAAAGTTTCCCGGTAATAAGGAACGTCAGGATAGATACGTTTACGGTTCTGCATTAATGCAAAAGCACAGGAAGAAGAAACATGGCAAGACCAAGTAGGGAAGAAGCGGAATTAAAAGAGGTAGCCAACGCCCTGAAAGAACTGTGCGTTAAGAGGGGGAACGCCAATGCGGGCAGGATATGGCTTCAGCTTAACGGATATCTCGTTGAGAAGACCGATAATACACACCGACTGGAGTTGAGTGCGGATGACCACGTTGCAATTAGAAGACAAGCTCAAAGAGCGATTGCTGAAGGAACAGGTGGAGTGGGAGGTCTGCTCCCAGAGTCCAGTTTACTTCCTCAAGAATTACTGCTGGATTCAAGACAGAGCTTTGAAAAAGAGCTTGAGATGGCAACCCTGGAACTACCTGACGAGATTAGTTGACGATTTCGGCGAGTATGACGACATCGTCATCCTGAAGGCACGCCAGCTGGGTATAACCTGGCTTGCCTGCGGTTACGCCCTCTGGACGGCGCTGTTTAATGAGAGCGCTAAAGTCCTGATGTTCTCTCAGGGTGAGGCAGAGGCGTGGGAGTTGATTTCTAAATGCAGGTATATCTGGAGCAAACTGCCCGATTACCTGAAGCTGTCTTTCGGAAATAATACCCGAAGTTGGCTCACCTTTAACGCCAACGATTCCGAGATTAAAGCCTACCCCTCAACGGCCAAGGCGGGCAGGTCAACGGACGCTACATTGGTTATCAGGGACGAGTTGGAGAAACATGAGAATGCCGCCGAGCACTTCGCTTCGGTCAGGCCAACCATCGATGCCGGCGGTAAGATGATTGATTTGTCCACCATTGATAAGTCGGTGGCTGACTCCCACTTTCAGGACAGGATAAACAGGATACTCTCTGGGCAGAGCAGGGCGCACCTCATCTTTCTGGGATGGAGAGAGAGGCCGGAGAGGACGGTCGGGATGTCCCTTGACGACTGGTTTGAACACAGGATTAAGTCGGAATACCCCGCCTGGCAGATTGAAAATGAGTACCCCGCAACCATAGAGGAAGCCCTGAAACCCTCAAAGGTCAGGAGTTTCTTTGACACCGACTCCCTGGAAGCGATGAAAACTGACTGCGACATTGAGCCGATACGGGTAGATGACATAAATACCTTTGGTGGTATGATTAAGATATACAAGATGCCAGTGGTGGGGAACAGGTACTGCGTTTTTACCGACCCCTCTGACGGGGTGGAAGACCCGCACTATACCGTTGCCCTCGACAGGCAGACGGGGGAACAGGTGGCCGAGTCTCACGGTATGGTCAAGGCCGACATCTGCGGTCAGGCGCACGATACTTTAGTGAGGTATTATTTTAACGCCTTCAACTCCTACGAACTTAACGCCTCGGCAGGGGGTAAGTTTGAGGATACGGTGGAAAACCTGGAGACACCGAACAGGGCACCGTTTATCTCGCCAGAAGGGAAACCAAAGCTGGATAAGAACGGTATCGCCAAGAAATGGGGTTGGTGGACTTCACCGCAGTTAAAAAGGAAGATAATCTACGGGTTGGAAGAGGCCGTCAGGAAGCGGTTAATCCGCATCCACTCCGCAGATGCGATAAATGAGTTATCTAATTTTATTGTCCCCGAAGGGGAGGAACCACAGTCCAGACGGGGCTGGCACGATGACAGAGTGATGGCACTGGCTGGGGCTTGGGAATTAACCAAGCACATGCCCACTGTCGGGAGAACACGTACATGGACACCACGGGTAAGGAGTTAATATGAAAATTGAGGAAATCAGGGAACTTAAGGATTATTATGTAAATGTTCTCTACTCACAGAGGGTGGCTGAGCAGGTGATGGATGACCTCTACTATCAGGACAGGTTTAATGTGTCCGACATCGTCAAGCCCCCAGTCCACGTGATGAGGACGGGCAGGGCGAGGAGATTGATAGACGGCCCTGCCGAGCATATCATAACGAGTAACCCACAGGCCACCAGAAGGGACTTGGCCGACTCCGAAGCCGAGGTGATAAGGAACAAGCGTATTCTCTCAATGGTTAATAACCTGTGGTTGCCAGCATGGAAGAAGTCCAACCCCAACGTCTATAAACAGCACGTGAAATATAACCTCTTGAGGGGCGAGGTCTGGATACAGGTTGGCCATAACGAGGCGTGGGTGAACGACCCGATGGATAAATCGGGGATTCCCGTCTGGTTGAGACTCCCCGACCCGATAATAGCCTTCGGCTCCCCCAATGAGGACGAGAACGGCGTGCCCGAACACCTGTTTATGGTCTATATGAGGGCCCCAGCTATCATCAAGAGATTGTACCCCGACTGGTCTAACCCCAAAAGAAGGGGCGGGAACAAGCCCGATGAGGTGATGTGGTGGGAATACTGGGACTCCGAGAGAAGATATTTTGAGGCGGACGGCGAAACTGTCTTGAAAAGCGATGAGAACCCGTATGGTTTTATGCCATTTGTGCATAAATTGTCAGGTTTTGGCACGGACTCCGCAGGTAACGGCGGGGGTATGGCTCAGGACATCATGGCGAACCTCATTGTCGGCAGGCTGAGGTTTTCCAGAGACACTTTAAGGAGGGACTGCGCCATCGTCAGCTCCATTGATACAGCTATACACACCTTCGCCAACAGGAGTATTGATGTTCAGGGGGACGATCAGCATCAGGTTCCCGATGATTTCCCCGATAATTATATCCTTGGTGACGGCTTAATCCGTGAAATCCCGACAGGGGTAAGGGTAGTGAGGGCGGTGGAAGCACTGCCCGAAGCGTCCCTGTTCCAGTGGTATTTTGCCGTGGCACAGCAGTTGGAGAGGGAAGACCCTCTGGTTCTGGCTGGTATTCCCGTGGGCGAGTCGGGAAGACAGCAGGACGCAACGAGGACTGACGCATTAAGAAGGTATGATGCCGTGGTGGAGAATACTGAGAGTGCCTTTTCTACCGCAGTGGGCATGGCGCTGAGGATGTGTGATGGGGCAGTGCCTGGGTTGAGGCCTCCTGAGTTGAAGCGGGGAGATATAAACGGGAATTACCAGATAGATATTAAGTTGAAAGCCGAAGACCCGTTGGAGAATGACAGGAAGGCCACACTGGGTTCCAGATTACTTTCGGGTGGGGAAATTGACCCGGTAACCAATCTGGTGGATTTCAAAGGTTACACTCAGGAGCAGGCCGAGAAGATTATGGTGCAGAGGATGAAGTGGCAGGTATTGATGAGTGACCCGAACATCGCCTCCCTGATTGGGCTTAAAGCAGCCCAGAAAGCGGGTATGGAAGACGAGATTAAGGAGATGTTATCTCAGAGGGAGAGGGATGTGCAGAGAGGGTTGGTTCCGCCCCAGACCCCAACCGAGCAGAGAAGGGGCATGGGCGAGGTAAAATCTCAGGAGGGGTTTAATCTGATTGATAGTGCCCTGAAGCAGAGGGGGGCAAGGCAAGCCCCTGAGAGGTACTGATGGCAAAGCCTAATTTTTATGACAGCGTAATGGAAGGCCTCACTGGCGAGATTGAGAAAATATCAGACTCGTTAAGTGATGAGTTCAAGGGTTCTGCCCCATTTAACAAGGTGAGGGTTCCCAAGAAAAAACTGCTGGAGGCTTATCTGAATTTAGACTCCGTGGAGAAGCAGGCGTTTATGAGCCGCTACGGGCAAGAGGCGCTGGTGTTCTTTGGTGAGTTGGATGCCGAAGTATTTAAGGAGGTAAACAATGGCCGATCCAGTTTGGGCTGAAAAGAAAAGCGAACTAGAGATGTTAAGAAAGGATAAGAATATCCTTAACCTTTCTACATCACTTAGAACTTCGGTTCAGTCGGAGACCAACCCGATTTTGAGGGGGATTGAGTGGTGGAAACAGCACGTGGACGAGCCGTGGGCTTCACTGGTGATGGCTCCTGCTGCCCCGAATCTTGAGCCGATTTCAGGTGAGACTGCGTGGCAGAGAAAAATCAGGGAATACCGACAGTGGCAGGCACCTAGGTTTGTCAAAGGGGCGGTGGAGTTTGCCAACCCGCTTTACTTTTTACCCGTAGGGGGCATAGTGGGTAAGGCAGGGAAAATCAGCAAGGCCAGCGCATTGGCTTTCAGGGGAATTGGTGCCGACCTGCCCGCAGCCCGAAAGATTATAGAGGTAACCGAACTGTTGAGGGGAACATTAAAAGAGACACAAGTGTTAAGAGCGCCGGTATTGGCCGAGAGATTCGCCAAATCCGGAGAGACGATTACCGAGGCTAAAGTGGCGTGGGAAGCGATTGCCAGAGGGGAAAAAGTCATAGCCCCAACTGGTGCGGAGGTATCAAGGATGGCGATAGGGGCGTTCAATAAAGGGAAACTCCCCAGAGCTACCTTCAAGATACCGAAGGAACTACTCATTGACAAATCCGAGTTGAGTGACATACAGAAGTTTATCTGGCAGAGTGCCGATGAGAAAACGGCCAGGGAAACAGTTGATGCCCTCTACAAAGTATTCCAGCATACCAGAAAATCGCCAGTTAAATTAGGGGTAAGCGAGCTTGACTCTCTCAAAAAATTCTTTGGCGATGAAGCCGTAAATATGATGAAGACAGGTAAGTGGTCTAAAATAGTGGACGCTATGAATTTACCGAGGGCTGTGTTAGCCTCATGGGACTTCTCGGCCCCGTTGAGGCAGGGCGTGGTATTGTTTGCTGGTCACCCGAT